AAATCCTGATGCCGCTAGTCACTAACTGGAGCACACGAATACTTGAAATAACCTCGCCTGATACTTCTGTGGCTATGCAGACGTTGGCTGATTTTATTGAAGATGAGATGTCATCTCCAGTTGGAAATCTGACTGCGGATATTATTCTTCCTGAAGGTAAAATCGAAGACCCAAGTAATCCTGGTATATTTTCACAGATTATTATCCTTTTAAGTTCAATATGGCAAATACAATTTTGGGGTGGTAGTGGATACACCCGTATCTATGGTGGTAAATTAGTGGGTGGAGTAAATGATGAACCCATTAAAGCTACTGGTACGGCTGGTGATATTACGGTATTAGAAAGTCCTGTTGACGGTGTTACAGTAGCAGTTGGCTCTGGAGTTACTGAGCAGGATAAACTGGATATCGCAATTGGTTCTGCTGATCGTGTGTGGGATGAAGTCCTAACAGGTGCGACTCACAATGCTCCCACCTCTGCTGGTAGAAGACTGCGCCAACTAGGTGATGTTATTAGTGGAGAAGTATCAGATGTTTCTCCATCAGTAACACAGTTTGAAACAGACCTAACAGGATATGCGGACGATTTCTTCAACGACCAACTGGTACGATTTATAACCGGAAACCTCACTGGGTTAGTCAGAGCAATTATAGAATATACTGAAACAAATGGTGTTATAGTCGTAGAAGAAGACATGGTAGCTGTTCCGGATAATGGTTCAGAGTTTGACATTGTACCAACTCACATACACCCAGTTTCCCAAATAGCACAGGGTGTGTGGGACCAACCAATCATTGATAGCCAGATTACGGGCACTTTTGGTATTGCGATAATAAATATACTTGGTCTTTTAGGACAAAATGTTAGATGGACAAGTATGACTTTTGATGCAAATCAAAATATGATTGGGGCTCGTCTTACAGCTTATACGGATAATACATTAGTAACACCAAGAAAACAATGGGATGTTACTGCTACGTATAATCTTCAATCTGAATTACAAACATATAACTTGGTTGAGGTTTAATGCGTGCGGATAATATTGCTGCTCTAGGAAGAATAGGTAAGATCGCTGCCCAATCTATTGCCTCGTCTGGTAGAATTGGGAGAAACATTCTTATCCTGATTATACCAGTTGAGTACACACCATTTACGGTTGTCTCGATTGAACCTAACTTTCACGATAGCGAGATACTTGCCCGAGAGTTCTTCGTAGAGATTGTAGAGAACGAGGATAAAGAAGTTGAAGTCGTAGCTGGTTACGTTTACGTGGTTGCTGCCGAGCGAAGATTCGAACTTGATATTCTGGACCATGAAGGAACTGTCACTGTTCTAGAAGCAAGATGGTTCACGGTAGAAACGCTTGAAACTCCGTTCGAAGTAGAGGTTATAGATGGCGGATTTTACAATTAAAAGGAACGATTTATTGCCTGTACTTGAGGCAGTTTTAAAAGATGCAGACGGACAGCCGGTAAATCTTACAGATGCAGTGTCTTGTGCTTTTCACATGAGACTTGAGTCTGATCAGTCTATGACTGTAGAGGATGGGGTTTGTTCGTTTGATGCTGATAGGCTTACGGGTAAAGTTTTGTACGCCTGGGCAGCAGGGGACCCCGTAGATACTGCTGTAGAGGGTACTTATCTTGGTGAGTTTGAAATAACTTGGCCTGCTAGTAAGATTCAAACGTATCCGAGTATTGGATACATCGATATTGAGATCGTAGAGGACCTATCGTAATTGTCATAATTGTGAAAAATCTAATTGTAGGAGAAGAGAGATATGTCAGACGTAATTATTACACGCAGAACTAAAAGATTGGCTCCACGCAGCCCGGATATTGATGGTTTTCTTCCGAGTGCTGTGATTCCTGTTCTTTATGAACGTTGGAAGGCAGCATGGGAGACTCCCATTGTTTTGAGAGGTGGAATACAATCAATAACCTGTGACATGGTGGTAGACGTAGGGTTTACTGCACTATCACGCACCTTTGGGGTTCGTCGTGCGAAGCTTCTTGTTGAGGCTGCACAGAGGGGAGCCCTTTAATTTTTAAGACCTAGGAGAAGGACATGACTGGACGAAGAGGACAGTATATTCAAAAGCATATCGGGGTTCCGCTCGAAAAAACTTTTTCTACTCAGGATGACGGAAGCCTTATTGTTAGTGGATTTTTCACTAGTGATAAAATAGATGAAGTCGGTGATGTCATTACAAAGGAAGCAACGATAGCTGCTGTTCCTAAATACCGACAGTGGGGAAACATCCGTTATATGCACATGCCGAAGCCAGTAGCCAAGGTTCTCAACATCGGTAAAGAAGATGGGCTTAAGTGGAATGAGGTTGAAATTCATGTCCTCGATCCTGAAGCTGTATTCCAGGTTAAGAATGGTCTTTTGAAAGCCCTAAGCGTTGGTATTATTATTCGCTCCTGGGAAGACATTGAGATCGATGAAGAAACAGGCGGTTGGATTATCCGTAATTACGATCTTGCTGAGATTAGCTTGGTAGATCATCCCGCAAATTATGATGCACAACTATTCTTGGAAGAGGATAAGGTTGTGCCAGTTGGTACCGAATTGCGTCGAATGGTAGCCGATCACGGTTTTGCCATGGTTTCTAAAGCTTTGGGCGCAGTTACGTCACCTGTAACGGAGGAAAAGATTAACATGGATGAATTAGAAAACGCCCTCCAAACAGACGTAGAGGAGATTGTGTCGGAGGAAATCGTTGAGGAAGAGCTAGAGTTGTCAGTAGACGATTCTGAAGCAGAGACCGAAGAGGAAGCTATCGAGGTTTCTGAGGAAGAGGTTGTTGAAGAGCTTGAGCTTTCTGTTGACGAGGAAACTGAGGAAGAGGCTGTTGAGGAAGCGGAAGAGGAAGTTATTGAGGAAGTTCTTGAAGATATGGATGTCCGTCTAGTTGATGAGGACGAAGAGAACGATCCGGATAGCATTCTGTTCGACGCACTAGAAGCCGAAGAAGAGAAGGACCTTGATGAAGAAGACGAGGTTGGCACAATCGAGGCAGAATCGATTGAAGATACAATAGAGGCAGAATTGAGTACTGAGACAGATTCCGTTAAGGAATTACTCGTAACAGTGAAAGCTCTAGTTGATACCCTTTTAGAGGCCGAGGCAGAGGCTCATGAAGATGAGCAGCCGGAGGCAGAGAAGGTAGAAAGCGTAGAGGAAGCTGTTGTTGAGGAAACCGAAGCAGAAGAGGATGTACTTCTTTCACTTCAATTACAAGTTGCTGAGCTAACCGAGATCGTTGCCGGTCTCATGAAGCCTGCAAAGCGACTAGGACAGGTAAAGACTTCCAGTCTACCTCATGATGTTATTGAGGAGATCGATGAAGAGAAGCAGGAAAAGCCTGACCTACTTAAGGACGCATTAGGTAACTATCTAAATAGCTCGCCACGAATTACTATTCGTGATCGACAGTAAAAACTAAAAGGGAAAAATCATGAATACCGTAAAGGAACGTATTTATAAGGATATTATGGAGCAGGTTGGTGGTGGTGAAGAACTCCGCAAGGCGCTTGAGACCACCGGCGACGGTGCTGCACTATTGCCTTACGATCTTGATCCGATTCTCCACGAAGAACTTCTAAAGCTTCAGCCCCTAGCTGTGTTGTTCAGCATTCTTCCGGCTGGAAGCAAGACTCACGAGTACAATGTTCGTTCCAGCCACCCGCAGGCTTGGTTCGAAGGTGAAGTCACCCCGGCGAATGCTAAGAACAGCGTATACGCACGCAAGACCGTTCAGATGAAGATTCAGCGCATCTGGGGTTCTGTGTCCGGTTTCGCTCAGTCCATGGATGAGGGCTTCATTGACGCTCTTTCCACGGAACTTGAAGGTTCTGTCGAAGGTATGGCTAACATCATCGAATATGGTTTAATGTGGGGCGCAGCGGACGACATTGGTTTCACTGGTGATCCATACCAGTACTCCGGTCTTATTCCTCGTATGTTCTCCTATGCTCCACAAAACATCTTTGATGCTGGTGGAAACGTAGTCACATTGGATGATCTTGATCAGGTAATTGCTTTGGCTACTGGATTCCGTGGAGTTCGTGGAGACCCGAAGGTTTGGCTCATGGGTACCCGAATGAAGCAGGTTGTTGATGGTCTTCAGTCCAAGGTTCAGATTCCTTTGACCGAGGCTGTGCTTGCTGACGGTAAGATCACGATGGCAGCATATGCAAACATCCCGCTCATGGAAACCGACTTCATCGCTCCCGCAGAGACCACAACTTCTCCGGAAGTCACCGCAACAAAGGGTGCTACCGGATCATTGGTTGATGACGAGTATTTCTACGCCATCTCCTCGATCACCGCTTATGGTGAGCAAGTTGCAGGTGTAGAAGATTCAGAAACCACAGAAACAACCAATAACGAGGTTAACCTTGCTTGGACCGCTGACGCAGCCGCACTTCTCTACGTCATCTGGCGTGGTTTAACAACCGGAAATTCTAACCTCAAGATTCTTGACATCATCCCGGCATTGACCTATGACGGAGCAGGTACCGTAAGTGGTTCCGTGGAAACATATCTTGATGATGGTTCCATCGATACTGGTTCAGGAGCCCTACTCAAGGCAGTTAAGCCGTTGTCTGATGGTGAGCAGTCCATTTTCCTCGCCAACTACAACTCTCGCCGTGGTGGAGCCTTCTTGGGCAAGATTGATGACATGGGACGACAGACTGACCGTTTGTTCTCATTCGTGGAACTCGCACGAGTTAAGGACACCTTTGACTATATGTTGAAGGGTTACATCGCTGCTCGACTAGTTCACCCGAACTTGGTCGGCATGGTCCGTCACTGCAAGCTGGCCTAATCTCATAGACCTTCTATGGAAATATGGTGGGGTGCTCAAATGGGCACCCCATTTTTCTTTTCGATTGTAGGATATAGTCCAAACTTAGACTTTAAAGGGGTTATTATGCCTTGGGAACTGTGTTCAA